CAAGGTGTAGGTATCCCTACGATGGTTCTTAAGCGTGACATGACTGCCACAGGCTCAAGCGGAGCAGAAGGCGGATATGCTATTCAAACAAACGTAGGCGGTCTTATCACTGCCTTGTCTCCTAAGTTGGTTTTGGCAGGTTTGGGTGTTAGCATTTTTGATAACTTGGTAGGCAACCTTGATTTGCCATCATTCGGAACTGAGCCAACTGCTGCATGGGAAACTGAAACAGGTGCTGCCGATGAAGTAAGCCCTGCTGCTACAAAAATCAGCTATACCCCTAACAGATTGGCTGCGTTTGTTGACGTATCTAAGCAATTAATGATGCAATCAAGCCCATCAATCGAAGCATATTTGCGCGACTTCTTGTTGCGTGCTGTAGCTTCTAAGTTGCAAGCTGCTGCCTTGCATGGTAACGGTGGCAATATTGACGGTATCGCAGGTACTTCAGGTATCGGTTCTGTAGTTGGTGGTACTAACGGTGCTGCTCCTTTGTGGGACGACATCACAAACCTTTACAAGCAAATTGCTATCGACAACGCTGATATTGGAAACTTGGCATATTGCACAAACCCACAAGTTGTAGACAAGTTGCAAAACACTCCTAAGCAGTCAAGCGGTGTTGAAGGTAACTTCATCATGAACCAGCCAAACTTGCTTAACGGGTTTAATACCGCTGTTACAACTTCGGTTTCAAGCACCTTGACAAAAGGTACTTCAAGTGGCGTTTGTTCTGCGATTTTCTTCGGTAACTGGGCTGACCTTGGTTTGGCTTCTTGGGGTGGTATGGACATCCTTGTGAACCCTTACACCAAAGGCAAAGACGGAATTACTGAGGTAATTTTGAACACTTACCTTGATGCAAACGTACACCGTCCTACTAGCTTCGCGGCTATGTTGGATGCGACTACTTAATAGGTTTTTACTCCTCTCGCCCCGCTGCCGTCAATGGCGCGGGGTTTTGGGGTGAGATGAAAATCAAATTTATAAAGTCACCCGCTAAATTTGGACTTGCCTATTTCCAAGGAGATGAAGCTGAGTTTGAAGAAAAGCAAGCTAAAAGCCTCATTGAAGCCAAGTTTGCGGTTGAAGTAGAGCAGCCGAAAGCCAAGAAGAAAGCCGAATGAAAAACGTAGTTACTCGCAGTTATCAAAGTACTGCATACATCACAGTTAGCGACCTAAAAAAACACTTAAGAATAGTCAGCAACGAAGATGATATGTATATAGCGCGTCTTTTGGATGCGTGTTTTGAATACGCGAGTAACTTCGTTGGCTTTGAAATTCGCAAATCTACGGTGGATTATTTCTTTGAAGACACCACGGATGGTAAATTTCACATCCCTGCAAGGGTTTTATCTTTGACCTCGGTTAAATATCGGGACACAAACGGGGATTTGCAGACAATGGCAAGCACTGACTATGACGAAGTATTAACTATTTCCGCTAATTACGGGTATGATGTGGCGTTGATTAACTCCGCACCTACTCTTTACGATTACGGATGGAGATATAAAATTACCGTTGTAGAAGGCTTTGGAATATCAAGCGATACAATAGATGTTTCAAAGATGTTTCCAGAGGATTTAAGGCACGCCATTTATTTATTTGCGGAGCATTTGTACACTCAAAGAGGTTCACAAGCGGTTGGGGTTAATGTCGCGCCTTTGGATTGGAATCACGAACACTTACTTTACAAGTACGCAATTAGAGAATTTGTATGAACAGCGGTTTAATGGATTCTTTAATTCAAGTGCAAACGCCAACTTATACGAATAGTGCGTATGGGGTAGCGGTTAAACCTTCGGGATATTCAACCGTTAAAAATATATGGGCGAGGATTCAGTATAACGGGGGTAGTGAAGCGATGGCAGCGGATAAACGCGAATATCGTGAAACCGCTTCCGTATCTGTTCATTATATTGACGGCAATACCATAGGTGTAACGGATGTTCTTTACTTCGATTCTAAGCGGTGGAACATTAAAGGCATCCAACATATCGGAAGAAGACAATACATTAAAATGGAGGTTGAAAATGTCAGCTAAAGTTAAAGGTATTGGGGACGTTGTAAAGGCGTTTAATAAGATGAAAGAGTTGGAGGTGAAAGATGTATTAAGAAACGCTGGGCAAGGCATTATAAACGCAGCACGGGCAAATTGTAAAAATCACTATGTTAAACCTCAAATTGATTTCATCACAAAGAATGAAGACAAATATCCGAACACTGTTTTGTTGGGTATTAAAAGCGGTAATAAAAACGGTAGCGACACTCTTACAGTACCCGCGATGGCGGTAATTGAGGAGTTTGGGACTGCGGTAAGGGTACGCAAAGACGGGAGTAATACAGGCTATGTGGCGGCACGTCCTTTCATGCGTCCTGCGGTGGACTCTAATAGAGAAAGAGTTACCAAGATAATTAAAGAGGGCATAACCGATAAAATCGAAAAACAAGCAAAAACTAATAAATTATAAATCATGGCAGAAACCGCAGGTGCTATAAATGGCACACTAATCAAACTTTACAAGGACGTTTCAGGGTCTCTTAAACCTGTGGCTAACCTTGTTTCTAACGACTTCAATCTTGATAAAACCATGATTGACGTTACATCAAAATCAAGCGCAGGGGCAAAGGAGTTTATTGTAGGCGACTACACTTGGACTTGCTCTGCTGAATCCATTACCGAATTTGATACCTCAGTAGGTTCAGGCGAAATCTCTTTGCAAGACATTCTTGCAGATGAAATTGCAGGCACTTCTTGGAGCATTGTAATCGGAACAGGTGTTGTAGGTGACATGAAATTAAGCGGTGCTGCTTACCTTCAAAACGTAAGTATCTCTGCCCCTTACAATGACAAGTCAACCTTTACTTGTGATTTGCAAGGAACAGGTGCATTGACCGGAGGAGTATTCGTATAACGATGAAAGTTGGAGGCAGCGATTATCCCGTTTACTTTTCGTGGATTGCAATTGAAAACATTAGCGCGGCTCAAAACCACGCTTCACTTGACGCGACAGCTAACCAATTAGGCACGCTTGTCAATACCTTAAAATTTGCCCGTGTGGTAGTGTTTGAAGGTGTAAAGGCAGGGTGTAAAAAAGAAGGTATAGAATGCCCGTTCCAAACAAGTGAGGACGCAGCCGAAGCGATAACCAAGTTTTCAGATGCTAACAAAATACTTGAAGAGTACGCAAAAGCGGTGGCAGATTTCTACACCGTGGTAGAGGATGATAAAAAAAAAGGGGAGTAGGGAAACCCCTCACGTTCTTAAAAATTAGAGCTATGTGCTATGGGTACGGACTGCGACATGAGGAATTAAACAACTCGACAGCGCAGTTCGTATCCTTATTTTTACAAGGCAATAGTGAACGCGAAGCGCAAGCAATAAGGGCAGGGTGGGAGCAGGCAAGATTAGTAGCTTCCTCGATGTCTAAAGGAGCAAGCAAAATTAAATTTGAATGGGAACGTCCGAGCATTGGAAAGGTAGATATACCAGAAGAGATTTGGGACAAGTTCACATTTGATACAGGTGGCAGAAAAATGACAGCAGAGGACGTAGTGAAGTTTAAACTAAATGGAAGCAGGTAAGGCAATATATTCTATTCTAAGCGGTGATGCTACATTGACCGCAATAACCCCGCGCATTTATGGAAATGAAGCGCGACAAGGGATTGTTTTGCCTTGCGTTGTGTATTCTATAATCAGTGACACCCCGCACAATTCTAAGTCAGGTTATCGGGCGGTAACTTCAAGAGTTCAATGTTCATGCTATGCGGAAAAATACGAAGACGCGCAAGCATTGGCAATCATAGTGAAAAACTCTTTAGCGGATAAGGCAATGGGTAATTATGGCGGTGTGACGGTTCAAAACATTAAATGGGATAGTTCGCAAGACTTCACGGACGATGCGGGGCAAGATGGAATATTTCATGTAGCGGTTGATTTTATGGTATACTATGGCTAAGAATAATTTATTAAATGTAATACTTGGCGTAGACACAAAAGGCTATGCGAAAACTTGGGATGAAGTAATTAAAATCACCCAAGAAAGTGGCAACGACCTTGAAAAGGAAGCCACTAAGATGGCATTAGCTGTCAAGAAAAAGATAGAAAATATGTCCCCTAAATCACAGGCGCGTCAGTTTGAAACGCTGACTACCAAGATGATTGAAATGGGGATGGAAGGTACACAAGCCTTCAATATGGTTATCAAGTCAGCAGCGGGTTTAAAAGCTACTATAGACGATGCAAAGGGCATGATTGATGCGATGCGTCCCGATGCACCATTTAACGCACTAAATACGACCTTAGGCGCGAGTGCGCAAGCCTTCGCAGGTGTTCAAGGCGCAATGGCTTTGTTTGGTGCTGAAAGTGAGGACTTGCAAAAGATGCTTTTAAAAGTGCAGGCTTCTATGGCATTTGCAGAAGGCTTTAAGGCTATTGACGGTTTGACGGACGGCTTCGACCAATTAAACAAAGTAATTAAACAGAACCCATTTATTGCAGGTGCTACTATTGTAACCGCTGTATTAACTGCAATGGTAGCAATGACGGATAGCACGAAGAAACTTTCTGAATCTCAAAAGATGTGGAACGACATTTCTGCAAAAAGTGTAGAAACCGCAATAGATGAAGCAGGTGAAGTTAAGGCGTTATCCTCAATTATATTAGATGAAAGTAAAAGTAGAAAAGTAAGGGAATCCGCGTTTAATAAACTACAAGATAAGTACCCGAACTATCTTAGCAATTTATCGATAGAAAAGTCCTCGCTTAACGAACTAAGTAATGCAATTGATAAAGTAACGAACGCAATATTTGCGCGTGCTAAAGTTCAGGCGGCACTTGACAAGATTACCGAGTTGGGAAAACAGCAATTAGAGTTAGACC